AGGAGAGGGTAAAAAAGCACAAGCCGTACAAAAAGGCCTGGCCTTAGCACAGATAGGGATAGATACTGCAAGTGCATTTTCAAGTTTAATGCGTGGTTCCGAAGCGGCTGCGGTTGCAACAGGACCTGCATATCCTTTAGCTAAGCCAATATTTTATGCAAGTGGTATCGTACAGATACTTGCAAATATAGCAAAGGCAAAACAAGCTTTATCAAGTTCTGATTCTGGTGGTGGTTCTGACGCTGGTGGGGGTGCACCCGCTTCCATTCCGACAATTCCACAAGCACCGCCAAGTGCAAACATTGTAGGAGATAGTGGAGTTAATCAAATTGCACAAACCTTAGGTTCTCAGCAACCTGTTCAAGCGTTCGTAGTAGCAAATGATGTTACCACTGCACAATCTTTAAACAGAAATATAATCAAGAGTGCATCACTAGGATAAAATACAAATTTTTTAAACATAAACGTTATAACATTATGAAATTAATAGAACTAATTATTGACGAGACAATGGAAATGAGCGGTATCGATGCAATATCTATTGTAGAGAACCCAGCCATTGAGGAAAATTGGATAGCTTTAAATAAGCAAGAGCCAAAAGAGTATAAATTTGCAGAAGTAGACAAGGAAAAGAAAATCATTATGGGAGCCTTATTGGTTCCAGATAAACCTATCTACAGACGTGATGAAACTTTAGGAGAATATAACATATTCTTTTCAAAAGATACCATTCGTAAATGTATGGAGTTATTCTTTCAAAACGGAAATCAGTCTAATGCGACTTTTGAACATATTGAAACTATCTCTGGTTTGACTTTAGTAGAAAGTTGGATCGTAGAAGATGCTAATATGGATAAAACTAAGTTGTATGAATTAAATGTACCTTTAGGAAGCTGGGTAGGTACAATGAAAGTAAATAATGATGTTATCTGGAATGACTTTATCAAGACAGGAAAGGTAAAAGGATTTTCTATCGAGGGATATTTTGCAGACAAAGCTACTCTATCACTTTCAAAAGTAAATACAGAGATAGAAGAAGAGATAGAAGCTGGGTTAGACTTATTAGAAATACAATCTTTATTTGACAACTATGGTAACCCGAAATAAAGCGTTTAAAACGCCAAGTCGTACAAGTCCTAAAAACGGCCGTAGAGGATGTTTATGCGATAATAATACTTACTCTACTAAATGTTGCGATGGTTCATTACAAGCCCAGGGAATAGGCGTAATTTACAGAACAGGAAACAATACTTAATCGAAAATACAAAATTTTTAACCAAAACGTTATATTACTATGAATACAGAAAACAGAGTTTTAGCGATGCTAAACAAAATCGGAAACGTAAGAGCAACTAAGAAAGAAAACTTAGGAGCAATCGAAGATGCAATTAATGAAGCACAAAATAATATTTCAGTGCAAGTTGATAATTTTGAATCTTTGCTTTATACTATACAAAACGATAAAGAAAGGATTTCAGATGGGTTATTAGACTACGCTATGCAAGCAAGAGAGGTTGTTAATACAGTACAATCTTTTTACGATGAGTATGAAGCGGAATATTTAAGACTAACAGAAGAATTAGATACTTTAGGTATAAATTATAATGGAATTAGTACTACAGTATTAAGTGATTTAAAAGACGCTATTGCGTATGTAGACGGAATGGCTGATATAAATATATAATAATCAATAAACAACAAATGAAAAACACAGAAATTTTAAATCGCATTAATGCGTTACTTAGCAGAAAAGTTAAGTTAGAACAACAAACGTTGGAAAACGGAACAGTTGTTGAAGCAGATAGCTTTGCAGTAGGTCAACCTATCTTTGCTATTGACGGAGAATCTAAAGAGCCTCTAGGTATTGGAGAATACGTTATGGCAGATGGTTCTAAGTTATACGTAACTGAAATTGGAGTTATCGGAGAGATTGCTACTCCAGCAACAGAAGAAAAAGAAGGAGAAGTAGAAGCTACAAAAAAGAAAGAAGTAGCTATGGCGGAAGTTCCTGCTACGTTAGAAGAAATTCTACAAGCAGTAGTAGACGCTATGCAACCAAGATTAGATGATTTACAAGCTAAGATTGATGCTTTAACTGGAGGTCAAGTAGCTATGAAAGAAACTTTATCTAAAACTACTGCTAAGAAACCTTTAACACATAAGCCAGCAGAAGAGAAAGTAGCATTAAACAAATTAAATTCGCCAGTAAACACTTCTAATACAGAAGCAATGATTATGGCTAGACTATCAAGAAAATAATACAAACAAATTAAAATTAAAAAACTATGGCTAATCAACCAACGATTACAACTAACTATGCTGGGGAATTTGCAGGAGACTATATCGCAGCAGCAATCCTTTCAGCTAACACATTAGCAAATAATGGTGTTACAATTTTACCTAACGTAAAATACAAATCTACATTAAAGAAATTAGTTTCATCTGGTATCGTACAAGACGCTACTTGTGACTTTACTGACGTAGGTGTAGTAACTTTATCTGATAAAGTACTTACAGTTACTGAAAAACAAGTTAACTTACAACTTTGTAAAACTCCATTTGAAAAAGACTGGGAAGCAATCCAAATGGGTTACTCTGCGTTTGACGTTATGCCAGCTAAATTCTCTGATTTCTTTATTGCAAAAATGTTGAAAGACATCGCATTAGATACAGAAAACTTTATCTGGAATGCTACAAACGGACTTGGACCATTATTAGTTGCTGACGGGGCAAACGTAATAGCTTCTCCAGTTGCAATTACTGCAGCTAACGTTATCTCTAAATTAGGAGCGGTAGTAGATGCAATTCCTGCAGCGTTATACGGAAAAGAAGACTTAAGAATCTTCGTATCTCAAAACGTAGCTAAAGCTTACGTTCGTGCTTTAGGTGGTTTCTCAGTAGCAGCTACTTCAAATGCAGGTATCGATATGAAAGGAACAACCTGGTACAACAACGGAGGTTTAACTTTCGACGGAGTTGAATTATTCGTAGCAAACGGATTGGCACCATCTTGTATGGTAGCTACAACTATCGAAAACTTATACTTTGGTACAGGTTTAATGGACGACCAAAACCTTATCAAAACTATTGATATGGCAGACATCGACGGATCTAAAAATGTAAGATTTATTGCTCGTTTCACAAGAGGTCTACAAGTAGGATTCGGTGCAGACGCAGTTACTTACACAGTATAATAAAAAATAGTGAGAGGGTAGAAATACCCTCTTAACTTATTAACTTTTAAATAACATATATATGGCGTGTTTAGCATCAACGGGGCGTAAATTGCCTTGCAAAGACGTAGTAGGGGGTATATCTAAATTATACTTGGCTAACTACGGAACATTGGGTACAGTTACAATCACCGCTGGTACAATTACTGCAGTTTCTGGAGTAGGAACAAACTGGTATCAGTACGATGTAAAAGGTACATCAAATTTAGAGCAGACTATTAATTCTAGTACAGACGTAGGTACAACTTTTTACGACCAAAACATTACTTTAGTTTTGACTAAAATGGACGTAGCTACACAAGTAGAATTACAATCAGTTATAGCAGGTAATTTCCACGCATTTGTACAAGACAACAACGGGAATTATTTAGCAGTAGGTTTAACTAGAGGAGTAGAAGTTACTGGCGGTTCAATTACCACTGGTACTGCATTAGGAGACTTAAACGGATACACACTTACCTTAAATGGTAAAGAAGCACTTATGGCACCATTCGTTGCACCTGGTGTAATTACATCACACGCTTCGCCTACACAAATTACTCCATAATTATTTGGGGAACGATGATTGGATTGGGGTGTCTCTCAGTCGGAAAAGAGGGTTGATTAATTTCAATCCTTTTTTTTATGCAAAAAAAATAAAAAAGACGTTATATCAATATGATAATACTTAAACCAGATAATAGTCAACAAAATTTTCTAATTATACCACGTGGTTATAATGGTTTAAATCTTACATTAGTTTTTACAGATGAGCAGACTAAACTATCATACTCGAAAACGGTATTATCAGCCTCTATAACAGGCGATTTTAAAGATATGGTATCTTTTACTACATCACTTACTTTTTTGTACGAGAACGCCTTTTTTGACCTAGTAGTAAAATCATCTACAAACGAAGTAATTTATAAAGATATAGTATTTTGTACTTCACAAAACAAAAGTACCTATTCGGTTAATGCTGGAGAGTATGTTTTACCGACAATAAACAATAATGATTACATAGTAATTGAATAATATGAGAGCAAGAAAAACACAGGTAAAGAAAAATGTAGTATCAGCTAAACCCTTAAACGTAAATAGCGGTATTGGTGTAGTTTCTTTAGCTACTTATACTAGTCCTAAAATTGTAGAAGTAAGAAACCAAGATTGGATAGCCTACGGAGAAGACAACAATTACTTTGGTTACCTACAAGACAGAATAAACGGAAGTCCGACTAATAATGCTATTGTAAATGGTATCAGTCAAATGATATTTGGTAACGGACTAGATGCAACAGATAGCTTACTTAAGCCAGAAGACTACGCACAAGCAATGCTTTTATTTGATGATGAAACTACAGAGCGATTGTGTAACGATTTAAAAGCTATGGGACAATGTGCAATCCAGGTTGTTTACTCGGTAGACAGAAGTCGTATCCTAGAGTGTAACCATTGGCCTGTAGAAACTTTAAGAAGCGGTAAATGTGATGAAGACGGAAACGTAAATTTCTATTACTATTCTGACGATTGGACTAAAGTAAATAATCAAAAAAAACCTACCCCGATCCCTGCGTTTGAAACAAGCAACGAAAGTGAAGAAATACTATACATTAAACCTTACAAGACTGGTTTCTATTATTACTCGCCTGTAGACTACCAAGGGGGGTTACAATATTGCGAACTAGAAGAAGAAATATCAAACTATCACTTAAATAATATAATGAATGGATTAGCACCTAGTATGCTAATCAACTTCAACAACGGTACTCCAACTGAAGATGAGCAGAGACAAATTGAAAGAGATATACAAGCGAAGTTTAGCGGAACTTCTAACGCTGGGCGTTTCATTCTATCATTTAATGATTCGAATAATTATGGGGCTACTATAACTCCAGTTCAATTATCAGATGCACACAATCAATATCAGTTTCTTTCAGACGAAAGTATGCGTAAAATTATGGTAGCACATAGAGTTATATCGCCTCTACTTTTAGGTATTAAAGATAACACAGGATTTGGTAATAATGCAGATGAATTAAAGACCGCTTCTATCCTTATGGATAACACAGTTATCAGACCATTCCAAAATCTAATTATAGGTGGATTTGACCGCATATTAGCTTTCAATGGTATCTCACTTAACCTTTACTTTAAAACTCTTCAACCATTAGAGTTTAATGACCTTAGTAATGCGGTAAGTACGGCACAAATAGAAGAAGAAACAGGCCAAAAGAATTTTAGTAAAGAAATACCTACTTTAGATTCAGACCTGGCTAAAGATATTCTAGCTAATTTAAAAGGAGAGAGATTATTGTCTAGCGAATGGTTATTAGTAGACGCAGTTCCAGCAGGTCATACCGAGGCCTTATTCAATGCAGTATTGAGTTCTAAGGTAAACTTAGCAAGTGCAATACAAAGTACTTCAATCGAACCTAGTGTACAAGACAATCCTCTATTAGCAGTTAGATATAAGTACGTAGGTAGTTCCAATCCTCAAAGAGACTTTTGTCAAAAGATGATGGGTAATGGACTTCTATACAGATATGAAGATTTAGATAAAGATTCTAGTGCAAATTCAGACTTCGCACCTAGCGGTTCAAACGAGTATAATTTATTCCTTTACAAAGGCGGAGTTAATTGCCAGCACTGGTGGATGAGACAGGTGTTCTGGAAGCTTACAGGAGACGAGATTTCTGTAAACGAAGCTAGAAGAAGAATTAGAGAATTATTTCCCGAAATGAGAAGTGAGTTTCAATTTCCTGTAAACGATATCGAGGTAGCACAAATAGCAGAAGCACAAAACAATTACTGGAGTTTACAACCTAACTATAGACAATAATGGCAACTACACTTTTTATAAATAAAACTGACCTGGTTCAAAATACAATCCTTAATGGAAATGTAGATGCCGATCTGTTTATCAATTTCATAAAGATAGCACAACAGATGCACATACAGAATTATTTAGGAACTCAGCTTTATAATACAATAACAACTAAAATCACAAATAACACTTTAACAGGAGATTATTTGATGTTAGTAAAAGATTACATACAACCGATGTTGATACATTTTGCAATGGTAGATTACTTACCCTTTGCAAATTATCAAATACGCAACGGGGGTGTTTTTAAACACAGAACTGAAAATTCAGAAAGCACAACAAAAGATGAGTTAGATATTTTGGTTCAAAAACACAGAACATTTGCAGACTTTTACGCACAGAGATTTGTTGACTATATGGGAATTTATGCATCAAGTCAGTTTCCAGAGTACTGGACAAACAGAAATGCGGATATGTATCCAGACACAAAACCAAGTCCTGTTAGCTGGGTACTATAAGTAATTTAACGCCATTTTTAGGCATTTTAAAGCACTTTATTTCATTTGTATGTATTTTGTTATAAAGTTGAAGAACGTTAAAAATCCTATGGGAATGATTAATACAGAGAGCAAAAAAAGAGAAGAAGAAAATACAAAGTCTGGCACTTACAAAGTCAAAACTGACAATATTAAGAAGATGCAAGAATATTTAAATAAGCAAAACAATGGCAAATAATATCTTTTGGGGACAGGGTGCAAACACAAACATTATTGGCTGGGGGCAAGGTGCAATAAATAATATTATAAACTGGGGTAACATATATTTCAGTTCTTATACTGGAGAAACAGATATTGTAGGAAACGACGGAGCCTTAGCAAATGAGTTTGTAGCAAGAGTAAATACAGACTCTGGAGTATTCGAAGCAAAGGACTGCTTATTATTAACATTAAATAATTTAGATAGATTATGAGTTTATTAGATAAAGCGAGTTTAATAGTAACGCCAAACGCGTATAAAGAAAGCAAGTTATATTCAGTTGTACCTTCAAGTGGAGCGGGTGATATGGATGTTGTTCGTGCTACAACAGCAACGAGAGTAAATAGTGCAGGATTGATTGAAGTAGTGCCGAGAAATTTATTTAGTTATAGTCAAGATTTTGCAAATGCTGCTTGGACTAAAACAGGTGCTACATTTAGCGGTGATACATTAACAGGAAGTGCAGGAACAGCTTTAAAAGGTATTTTTCAAGGTCAAACAACTAATGGAGTTCAATCTGCTTATTTTGATGTTCAATATGTAAGTCATCGTTGGATTCAAATACTTGTTGGAACAACAGGAAGTGATGTAGGATATGTAAATTATGATATTCAAAACAAAGTAGTTGGTGACCAATCAGGCGGATATACAGGCTCAATACAAGATTTTGGAACATTTTTAAGAGTTAATTTTAATTTTACAACTGCAAATAAAACTTCTGTAATTTTAACTTTAGTTGATTCAGGAACTGCACCAAGAGCCGATTCAACAAGCAGTACAGGTTCATTAAAATTATTTAAAAGTCAAAATGAATTAGGAACAGCAACAGAATATTTTCCTACAACAACACGTTTAAATATACCTCGTATTGATTACACAAACGGAAGTTGTCCGAGTTTATTGGTAGAGCCACAAAGAACGAATATATTAACTTATTCGGAGCAACTTGATAATGTTATTTATGTTAAATCAAATGCAACAATTACAACAAATTCAATTATTAGTCCTGACGGAACTTTAACAGCTGATAAATTTGAAAGTATAATAGCGGGAGTTCCTGAAATGGTACAAGCTACACTTAACACAAATGCTAAAACTATTAGTTTTTATGCTAAAGCAGGAAATGTTAATTTTATAAGTTTATGGATAGGTTCTGAAGTTAAATTTAATTTAAGTACAGGTACAGTTGTTTCAGGAACAGGTAGTATTCAAAACGCGGGGAATGGTTGGTATCGATGTATTGTTCCAAATACAACATTTACAAATTTTAATCCATATTTTGTAGCTTCTGCAAGTGGTGAATTTGTTTATTTATGGGGAGCGCAAATGGAAGTAGGTAGTTACCCAACTTCATATATTCCAACAGTAGCCTCATCTGTAACTCGTAACGCTGATGTTATTTCTAAAACAGGAATAAGTAGTTTAATAGGGCAAACAGAGGGAACTATATTTGTTGATGCATATAGAACAAATAAAAGCACAAATTACCAAGCAATACTTGGTTTAGGAAATGGAACTTCAAGTTCTGAAATGATGGAATTCTTTTTTAGAGCTTCAAACGAATTGACTATTGGTGTTTATAATTCAGGACAACAATTTGTAAATACTTCAGCTATTTCAAGCGGTAGACATAAAATTGCACTTGCATATAAATTAAATGATTATGCACTTTATATTGATGGTGCTTTAATAGCAACAGACAATTCAGCTACTGTTCCAACAATGAATAAACTAAATATAGGTGGATTTAATTATGCGTCAGGTGATGAATATTCAGATGGAATTAATTCTGTTCAACTTTATAAAACACGTTTAACAAACGCAGAGCTTGCCTCGCTAACAACTATATAATATGAATATTTATAAACTTAATTATTTAGATAAAGAAACTGCAATAAAAGACTTCTTAAAAAAAGGGGTCTATATTGAAGTAGAAAACATAGACAAAGAAAAATCTTTAGTTTACGGAAAAGGAATACAAGCTATTGTTGAAATTGGTAAAATAGTTTTGACTAATGGAACTTACGATGCTGACTTTAACGAAATAACCGCACCTGTTTACGCAGACGGATACGCTTATGATATTATGAGTGATATTGAGTACAAGTTTGAAAGCGAAATATTTCCAGTTACTCCTAGACATAATTTTGCTGGGTGTGAACCTATTAAAGAATTAGAATTTATTCTAGATAATAAAAATATTAATACTTTATAATAATGATTTCACAACAAGACTTAAGAATATATTTGATAAATGCTTTTACGTTTATGTTTACATTTACAAATGTAGAAAATGCTTTAAAAATAGTTCTTTTAGTTTTTTCAATAATTTACACTATAATTAATATTTATAAACTTTTAAAGAAAAGTAAAGATGCAAATAAGTAAACATT